CTGAGTTTGATGTCGACGACTTCAGGACGTCCAGAACGTCTTAAATGATCTCTATCGGCAAACGGCTCAGAGCCGCGCTTCAGAAACCACTTGAGCAAGGCGGACACACCGTCAACTTCGTTGACGGGAATACGTGCACGAACTGTATAGCCCTTGACAAGAGGACTATGTAGTTCCGGATGTAGTCTTTGGGATTCGAAACCCAGAAACGACAAACGGCCTAGCACCGGAGATGATTCAGCAACTACAGGGTAGTAGCCGAATAGGATGTCTTCAAGAAGATCATCCAAGTACTTCGCAGAATACCAGAGACCTCTTTTGTAAAAGAGGTTTCTGGTAGCGACAGCACTTATCACTTCCGAAGCGTTCTTCCGCGACGAGGGAAGCATACGACGGACACGGACAGGAGTAACATCCGTACCATCGTAATAATCCCCTCCACAAGACTCACGGAACTTTCCGTTCCAGTAAGACTTGCTGGAGTTCACTCGAAGCCCAAAAGTTTCGAGTCTCTCGATCACGGAGCGCACATACCGCGACGGGACGATAATATCGTCACCATACACGCGGACCTGGTAACGCAATGATTTTAGATCATTGCGCGTAACAGGGCGTCTTAGCTCATCTTGTATTCCCAAGAGGACTATAGTCGTAAAGACCATAGCCTCAACAGGGAAGCAGAGAGCTGAACCCATAGACGCGAACTTGGCCAAACGGATCACTCCATGGCCAGGAACGTCAGCTTTCCTAGATCTACAAGCCTGCACCGCACCCGAAAGAGTGCTGTGTTTGGAGAATAGACCTAGAACAAGCTGATTGGAGACTCGGTCAGATGCTTCACTAAGATCTAGTGATGCATAGGAACCCGTAATGGATCCCTCACAGGCCATGAGCCGATTAGGCCCCTGGTCTGTGAACCCAAGAAATCCCTTGGAGATGTCATCCTCCTCGAGATACTCGTGGAATCGTTCTGCAAGAGCCTGCTGTGTATATTGCATACAAGTAGGTTCTACAGCAATGATTCGTGGAGTCTTCAACGTTTTAGGAACAGTAATGACCCTTACAGGTCTTTCCTGTCCAGGTTCGAGGATATCAATTGGACTGAGGTATTTATGATACCTCTGGTTTGGGAGCAAGTAATCCCCAACGGGGAAGTACTCGTCCAAACGTCTGGTGTACTCTGACTGTCCATACTTAGCATTACCAAGTAGGCGATCAGCAGTACTACCAGGACCATGTTTCGGTACGAGCTCCACGTTATCGATCTCACGATCGATGCGACGGAAAACGTCACCGAATAACATCTGTGCCATGTGGACAAAAGCTTCGCGATCTGCGATGCTGAGTTCACAGTCAGATGTTTTGACATCCTTCTCACACGTGATGTACGATGTGATTGCTTTCTCGGTTCTTGTATCACTACAAGGTTCGAGAATCTTGCCAAACATCATAGATAACTGACGTATGGCAAATATGGCATCCACATCAGGAACGTCACGAAGACGACCTGAACCACGATCGAACACCAGATCGAAGAAACCTCCTAAGAATAGGGGGAGCCTTCCTTTCTTCTTAAAAGATAAGAAGAGAGATGGATCCACGACACCTTGCTCCAGACCTTTTTGGAGGTCTACAGCAACAGTCGGGAGGGTTATCGTTAGAAACGATAACCCCTCAGTGTTCGAACGCCTCGTGACTGTTTCAAAGTCACGAGTGGTGCTTGTGCGACACCAGGTAGCCAATTCACAGGCTACCGTCTGCCAGAGCAACATAAGGCTTTTCAACCTCGCTCCTTTCAGAGCTTAGGTTCCATAGCCTTGCTCTCTACGTCA